TGGAGTTATCATTGTTTCAACTGCAACTACACCGCTAGCTTTATCCTTGGCCGTACATTAAGTTATAAGGCCCGCAGGCTCTTGAGTTGGATGGGTGTTTCTGATTCAGAGATTGATATGCTGAACTTAGAAAGTCTACGACATCGAGGCATATACGGAATCATCGACGATCGACAACGTACATTTGATGTATTGGCAGGTATAGAGTTTGCTGAACAAGAGCTACCACCATTAACTGAGTTGTTGACCGACGATAACGAACTTAGAGAGTATCTACGTGCTCGACGAGTTCCCGAAGATTATCCTGCATTGATTTTTAAAGATCATCAGAATCATCGCCCGGCAGTGGTCATTCCATTTACCCATCATAACCGTGTGGTAGGGCATACTGAACGATACTTAGATAACAGAAAACCCAAATATATCAGCAGTAGTCAGCCTGGGTATGTGTTTGGTACAGATTTGCAGCATGCAAACTGGACCAATGTGATTGTGGTAGAAGGTATATTTGATGCGCTGTGTATCAGTGGACTGGCAGTGATGCATAGCACTATATCTGATCAGCAAGCCAGATTGATTCGCAGCCTCGGACGGGAGATCACTGTGGTGCCAGATCAGGACATGGCTGGTATGGAACTTGTGGATCGTGCTGTAGAACTAGGATGGGCAGTAAGTATGCCACTGTGGCCTGCAGACGTCAAGGATGTGAATGACAGCGTGGTTCGTTATGGACGACTGGCAACTCTGCTAACTATATTTGAAAATCGTGAAACCAGCAGAATTAAAATAGAACTAAGGAAGAAAAATCTTGTTAAAAGACTACGGAATTGAAGTACAAAAGTTGTTTTTGGAAATGATGTTAGAGGATGCGCAGGGCTATGTGCGTGTGCAGAACATTTATAATCCGGAGAACTTTGATCGAAGTCTGAGGCCAGCTGCTGAGTTTCTCAAGGAGCATGGAGACAAATACAAAACACTTCCTGATCGAGCGCAGATATCAGCCACGACAGGAGTGAAACTACAACCAGTTCCTGAACTTAACGAAGGGCACTTTGAATGGTTTATGACAGAGTTTGAAGCATTTACTCGACGTCAAGAACTGGAACGTGCAATACTCAAAGCAGCAGACTTGTTGGAAAAAGGTGACTACGACCCAGTGGAGAAGCTGATCAAAGATGCTGTGCAGATTAGTTTAACCAAGGACATGGGCACAGATTACTTTGCTGATCCTAAAGGACGTATTGAAAAGTATTTCAACAGTGGTGGACAAGTAAGCACAGGATGGCCACAGATGGATAGACTGTTGTATGGCGGGTTCAGTCGCGGTGAACTAAACATCTTTGCAGGTGGGTCGGGCTCGGGCAAGAGTCTTGTGATGATGAACATAGCATTGAATTGGGTTCAAGCTGGCCTGAGCGGAGTATACATTACGTTAGAACTTTCAGAAGAACTCACATCGCTCAGAACTGATGCTATGCTCACAAACATGAGCACAAAAGATATTCGCAAGGATATTGATACCACCGAACTCAAGGTCAAAATGGTAGGTAAGAAATCTGGTAACTATCAAGTGAAAGGATTACCGGCACAGAGCAACATCAATGACATACGAGCTTACTTGAAAGAATATCAAATACAAACAGGCAAGCGTGTGGACTTTGTGATGATTGACTACTTGGACTTGCTAATGCCCGTGAGTGCAAAGGTAAGTCCTAATGATTTGTTTGTTAAAGACAAGTATGTGAGCGAGGAACTGCGTAATCTTGCCAAAGAGCTGCAAATACTCATGGTCACCGCATCACAGTTGAATAGATCAGCAGTGGAAGAAGTGGAGTTTGATCACAGTCACATTTCGGGTGGTATCAGCAAGATCAACACAGCAGACAATGTGTTTGGTATCTTTACCAGTAGGCAAATGAAAGAGCGAGGCAAGTATCAAATTCAATGTATGAAGTCACGTAGTTCAACAGGAGTAGGACAAAAGATTGATCTTGAATACAATATCGATACCATGCGTATCACTGATGCTGGCGGAGAAGATGGTGAAAATTCATTCCGCAAACCCAGCTTGATGGATTCTATCAAAGCAAAAACTTCAGTTACTCCGGCAGAACCAGTGGTAACAACGGGTCAGTGGGAACGAGCAAAACCCAAAGATGGGCATGACCCATTGGATCCAAAGATTTCAGCAGATGTGCAAAGTACCAAACTCAAGCAGTTGTTGGGCAAGATCAAAACATCTTAAAACCAATAAATAAGTCAAGGGCCTTTACCTATATGCAGAAACGCACTCGTAGTCTATTAGAAGAATTAGATTCTATGTACATTGAGCGTGAGCGCGACCTAGTGATAGAGAGCCGCGCTGCAAATATCATTGCCGGCGCAATCAATCTACTGGAACAGATTGATGCTTCTTATACCCAAGAACAAGCAGAAAATTTAACACGCAAATTACTCAATGCTATCCGTACTCGTGATGCAGGAAAATTTGCTAGAACAGTGAGGCGCAGTGATGCAAATTAAACAGCTACTTGAAGGTGGCAATGTATTCAAAACAAAATCGGGCGATCCATTAACCCAACGTATCAATCTGCAAGATGTGCCAGCCACAGTTGACTGGATAGAGCAAGTGACTGGTATAGACTTCACTACAGAAAAAGGCTCAGACGGAATACCACTGCGTTGGTTGGGCAGCACTGGTAAAAAGCCCACGTCGGGCGACCTAGATCTAGCTGTGGATCTCAATGAGATCAGCAAAGACCAATTGGCTGCTACTCTTACACAGTTTGTTCAGAGTCAAGGTCTCGATCCTAGAGAATGGGTCAAAAAATCTGGTGAAGTCCACTTGCGTACACCCATTGGCGGAGATGCTAACAAAGGCTTTGTACAAACAGATTTTATGTTCTTTCCTAACTTAGATTGGGGACAGTTCTTCTATGCAGGCGGCACAGATTCTGCATACAAAGGTATGAATCGCAATGTGCTAATGAGTAGTATTGCCAAACAACTGGGACTCAAAGTTGGTGCCAATGGCATGTTTTCTCGCACATCAAATCAGCTGGTGGATGGCGGTATGGATCCTGATTATGTGGCCAGTGTACTGCTAGGGCAAGGTGCCGACCGTGAGAATCTAAAGAATGTAGAATCTATATATGCTGCATTGGCACAGGATCCTGCACGTGATACCAAGCTAGCCGACTTCCGTGAATATCTCTCACGTGAAGGATTACAAGAGCCTGCTACCACAGTTAAAGAAAACGATGTTAACTTCCTAGCAAGACTGCGTGATAGAATTGTGAATCAAGGAATGACACCATTGATTGAAACTAAAAAAACATATCATCTTTACGAAGCAGAACCTGCTGCCGTGGGTGGTAAAGCCAAGGGTATCGAGCATCTAGAAGATTATATATTCCGTAGCGGAACAGCAGGGGTTGATCGAGCACTGGCCATAGCAGATTCATTCTATACCAACCCCAAAACTGGATCAGTGAAGTGGGATGGCAAACCTGCTGTGGTATTTGGGCGCAAGCCGGAAACTGGTGAGTTTGTGTTAACAGATGATGCAGGATTTACTGCTGCTGGGTATGACGGATTGTTCACTAGTCAGGATGCCATAGCCGACGACATGGCTCGTCGAGATGCCAATGCAGCAGCCAAAGGCAATGCAGCCACTAGAGTTGCAACATTGTTGCCAGTGTATCAAACCATATGGCCTTATCTTGAAGCAGCTACTCCTCAAAACTTCCGTGGATTTGTCAAAGGAGATTTACTATACATACAAACTCCACCAGTAGAAGCTGGTAATCTAGTATTCCAGCCCAACACAGTACAGTATCGTATTCCTGCCAACAGCAAACTTGGACAACAAATTGCCAATAGTGATGTAGGTGTGGCAGTACACACAATGTATGAAGATGCAGGAGCAGCCAAACAACCACTCAGCCGAGTTAAGTTTAATCCTGTAGAAGGATTGTTGTTGATTGAACCAATCTATGCCAAATCTGTGCCCAAAAACGATGCCATCGTCAAACAGATCAAAACACTTTTACGTCAGAATCGTGCAGCATTGGATACATTGTTCAACCCTACTGAACTACGTGCCATGAAGATAACTGACTTGGCCAAGTTGGCAATTGATTATATCAACAAGCGTGTGGATCCAAATCATGCTGCGTACACTGGAGACTTTGGTGATCTAGTACCGGGCTTCATGTCTTGGTTGCAGCAGACTCAAACTCCGCAAAAAGTCAACAACATTGCACAATACCTACGAAGCCCTACATCAAACGAGCAGGCATTGGCTGCTGCGTTTTTGTTGTTTGAATTGTTGCATGACTTGAAGTTGGATCTGTTATCGCAGTTAGATGCGCAAGTGCCCGGTAACGAAGGATGGGTGTTTGCCACCCCTGCAGGCTATGGCAAAGCAGTCAACAGATTTGACTTTACTGCTAGAAACAAAGCACGAAACAATCCGCCAACCGTGTAATTTTTTGCCAAATTCATAAATAAGTGTAGGGCAAAAACCCACTAACTAGGAGATTTTAAAATGGCAGGATTTACAAAAGTAAACGGAACTACCCAACCGGTATTCCACATGGACACTGCGAATGGCAACATTCAAGGTACAGCTAACATTGCAGCCACAGGCTCGGTTAACTTCCAAGGCCCTAAGCTGGATTTTTTCAGCTTGGTAGCTAATGGTGCGTTAACAACTTCCGCTAACGTCAATGGCTACATCAACAACCTGATGCAAGCCATCCAGACCAAGGCCACAGTAGCAATGTATCAGGTCAGCCCAGCATCACCCACAGTGTTGAACTTGGCCATCTACCCAACAGATGTATACAGCAACGTGACACTGTTGGCCATTGCTAATACCAGTGCCACAGTGGCGTCTGGTGGTCAGAACTTGCAATTGAACTCATGCGCTGGTAATGCTGTGTTTACCACAAGTGCAAGCAACTTTGCTCC